CCCGCCCGCCCTCCGCCCTTGAGGGGCTGCGGGCGGGCAGCGGGGACCCGTCGGGTGCGTGTGGTCGGCGGCAGTAAGGGGGGTAGCTAGAGACCAGGGCGGAGTGTGGTGGGTAGCTTTTGGGAGTTGGCTAGGGGATTTGTGTTCTGGCTGGAGGTGTGCAATAATGGTTACATGCCCGGCAAGGCACCGGACAAACGGATAATGAGAACTCAACAGAGGTGCGTAAGCGTAGTACTCAGTAGCGCGGTCAGCAGGCAGGAGACCACTCGTGTAGAGGTAGTGGCACTGCATCACTTGCCTACTAGAAGTATCTACAATGAAATCAATGCAGCAGCTGCCTGCTGATGGAGCCGGACACAACCCCGGTGATGATGTCGGTGGATGCCCCCAGTAGGGATAGTGAGTTTTGCGAATTAGTAGACTCCCAGCTGCTTGCTGTAGCAGATACCGTAGCAGAGTAGCCCATGAGCTGCTTGCTGGGAGAGCACTCTCCCCAAGGTTGTGAAGGTATCTATCTGTATAGCCGGCCTGGAGTGCTTAATGGCGTATACAGGAGTGTGTATTGAAGCATTCTACATCTGCATTGTAGGTGTGGGTGAAAATGCTGAGTAAGATGTGCTTGGTTATTCTCTGGATAGTAGTGATAGTAATCGCTTGGGGAAGGCGATTCAGGGGCTTGCTAAGAGCTAGTGGTCGTTCTAATATTGGCTCTTATTTGCAAGAGAGAATAACCAGGTTATTGCAGCCGGAATGGGGTGTTTAGTAACCCTAGTAAATGACGAGAATGGCGGAGAAAAGGCCCCATTCCGGCACTTTTAAATGAGCTGTAAAAGGACAGGAAGGGGCTCATTACCGTGTTCAAAATCACTAGTCTGAAGAAAAAACTTCTTCAGGAAGTGCAAGAGGCCAATAAGGGGCTGTATAGTCCACCAAAGGCATACGTGGTGGCATTTGATAATTGTGGTAATGCCTACTCGATGAATTCTAGGACTCGATCTTATCGTTACCGAGTTATTGATGAGCTGATTCGGCAAGGGTTGTTGCATAATGCATCTCCGATAGCAAGTCGATATGCGTTGGTGATCACTGAAACTGGAAAGCGAGTGTTGGCATGAGTGAGAACTACGTCAAGTGGAACATCTTCAGGGATAGTGTCTATGATTACGATAATGATTGCTATTATCAGCTGATGCTTAGAGCACATGCAGGCAAGATGTGGTTCAAATTCAGCCTGAGGTCAGAGATTCAGGATTCCTCTTGGGAACCCCTCGGGGATATGATTCCTTACGGGGATGTTTTCTTCTTTAGACTGAAGAAAGTTCTTGCAGACCGAGGAACACCTACTGATGTGCTAGAAGATCTGATTCCTCCATGTGTTTCAGGAATGAGTACCTGGATGCGAGAGCTTCTATGCCCCAGCATGAGGCAGCTGTTGATTGCTGCTGTAGTTGGCCGGGCTCTCAAGGTTTGGCAAGTTCCCAAGCTGACGGAGGTTTTCCGGGCAGTGTACTGGGGTCAGGAGGAGCGAGAACAGCTCTGTCATGCCCTGAGTGTAAGTGAAGCTGAGTTTGACGGAGCACACAAAGCAGCGTGTGTGGTGGTTGGCACCCTGTATGGAGTGTTCAGCAATGAGATGGAGGATACCTCCAATGAGGACAAGATTTCTTGGATCAAGAAGTGGTCTGGACTGTCATGAACAGTATCAATGGACAGGAGTATGGAATGTACAGCAATGATCTTCGTGGCAAGGATGGAGCCTGTTACATGAGGCAGCAGCAGGGTCACAGCATCATCAAGCATCTGCTGTTTGGTGGTCTTGTGTTGTGGATCCCCACCATCTATTTTGCGCTGTCACCAAATCATTACTTCCACCTGTGAGTGTGGTGAGGATGAGCAGTATCGTGAGTATTGTACAGGGTGACTTTGGAGAACTTCCAGAGATAAACGTGAATCCTCGAAAGCTCAATATCAGTGGCTTGGTGTTGGGAACTCTTGATTCACCCTATCATAGGGTGGCGTACTACATTCAAGAGTACGATATCCGGCTTGCTCCGTGTCTGTGCGGCAGGCGCGGTAATTTCAGCTGGGTGTTTCCTGCTAAGAGGAACCCCAAAGCAGAAAAGTTGGAAGAGCCGGCTTTCAGGGTTAGTGGCTGGGCTCAGTATATACTGGAGTGTCTTCTCAAAGATGGGGAGGTGGCTCAGGGCCTTGATGTCAGTGACATCAAGCAACTTGGTATCCCGGTAAAGACTGTACTTGACACTGCTGAAATCCAGTATGCCCATACGTACCGAGTCAAGGCTGTTCATCCGATGTTCATCCAGCGGTGTGAAGGATGCAATACTGCCGTGTTGAGAGGAATGCATGGTGTCCGTCACTGACCTGATGATTCAGAACAGCGGCTGGAGTGAGACTCTCCCGCTGTCTCACCTGTATGTGGAATTTCGTGGGGGCCCGGCTTGTGGTCCTGATGGAGATTACCTCATGGAGTTCTACGCCAAAGGTCCTGATGCCAGCCTGTACCCGTGCCTGTGCGGACGGCGAATTGCCAAGCAGCCCGAGCCCAAGCCGTACTGGCACATCTATCCCCGGGTGCTTGGTCATCCTGAGGCCATGGCTAAGGAGGTTGTGCAGGCTACTCACCGATTCCTGCAGGATCTGATTGAGTACCCTGAGGCTGATAGCATCCTTGGTGAAGATGTTGAGGGAGTGCGGGCTGCTATTGATCAGGTCACTGTTCAACGGCCGCAGGAGCAGGGCTTATACAGGCGTACGATGTGGTGGTCGTGGATCAGTCGGGTGACATTCTCGGGAACCTCGGTGTGCTATAATAAGTGTATGAGATGCGGCACGATGGTGTTGCGGGGACAGGAGTAAGACATGTTGACTGTCGGACGGGTGCAGAAGAGCCCCCACGATTTCTTGGTTCAAGCTTGCTGGTGGACTAGTAGTAGGCCGGAGTGTTTCGTGCAGTACTTCCTGCCTGAGTATGACTGCTGGCTGACCAGCCGGATGATCGAGGAGGGAGACTTGTCAGAAGAGGAGCTCTCTGACGGGGAGGATTCCCCGTTTGTCTTCCTGCTGCCGCTGGAGCAGCGTGTGGTGAATGAGGGCTTGGTCAAGCATCCTGAGATGCAGGTTGTGGCGCTGTTGCAGGCCCTGTTGGAGGGTCGTGCTGGTGGGGTGAGCTCGGGGGGTATCGATATCGCTCACATGGAGGAGGTATCCCACCATCAGGATGAGGATGGTGTGCATAACACTGTCTACCGGGTGGGGTTGTGGGGGCCTCATTGGGGGGTGGCCCTTGAGCGGGCTGGCCGGTATTCGGCAGTTTTCATTGGATTCTAGAAGGTTACATGGAATAGGTTAGTGACTCTTCGATTCTTTGGGATTGTAAACCCGGGGCGGTGTCGCCCCGGGTTTGCTTTTTGCTTGCGGGTGTGCTATAATGGTGTTTGTGCACGGGTTGGCTGTGAAGTACCCCAGCTGGGTGGCTGGGTCTATCTGCATGTCCTGGCAAGGTTTCTTCAGGCACATTTTTCTCAGGTGTGGTGAGTGACTGTGGAAAATCAATGTTCTGCTCTTACTGTGGCTGGCAAGCCTTGTCGTAACCATGCGGTGGCTGGCTTGAATGTGTGCAGGCATCACCGGGCAAATAAGCGGGCTGAGGGGGGTAGAGGCGGTACTGTTGTGCAGGGGGTGTGGCAGCCTCTTGGCAAGGAGGCCAAGAAGGTGGCTGCTGTTGAGGCCTTGCAGGATTTGATCTCTGCCCGTATGGCTGATGCTCAAGCTATACGAGTGTGGCTCTCCCAGCATGAAGGCGTCGGTCTGCTGGTTGATACTGATGAGGTTGTTGATGCTGACGGTGGGCTAGCTGTAGGAGCTAGCCGCAAGCGAGTAGTCAAACGTTTGAGAACTCATCCCCTGGTGGAAGAGTTGCATCAGGCGGAGTCTGATGTTGCTAAGTGGTTGGGACAGCTGGCGCTCATGACTGGGGAGCAGCTCAGTGAGGCTCAGGTGCGGTTGCAGGCTGGGCAGGTGGCTAGAGCAGCAGCTCGGTTGGCTAAGGCATACCCGGGTATCAGTGTGGATGATGTTGCGCGGGAGGTGCTCCGTGCTGGCTGAGGCTCCTGATGTTGATGTCCTGGCGGAGGATTTCCCTGCATTCATGCAGGCTTGTGGCATGCGGCAATCCCAGCTCACTGGCGTGCTGGATGATGTACTCACCCCTGAGCAGTTGGATACACCCCTTTCGTATGTGGCCGTGAGCACTCCGCCGCAGGAGGGTAAGACCACTTATCTTGTGCATTGGCTGGCGTGGCATCTGCTGCGCAATCCTCGTTTGAGGATTATCTATTGTTCATACAGCCAGATGCGTGCCAACGCTGTCAGCAAGCAGGTGCGGGCGTTGGTGGCGCGGTGGCTGCCGGGCATGGCTGGCCGGGCTAATGTGGCTCAATGGCTTACTCCGGATGGAGGCCAGTTCTTGGCAGCTGGGCGTGGTACCGGCGTGACGGGCTTCTCGTGCGACCTACTGGTGATTGATGACCCAATCAAGGACATGTTGGAGGCTCAATCTGAGCTTATTCGCGCCTCTGTCACGGACCATTTCAGTTCGGTGCTGCTGACTCGTATGGCAGCTTTGGCACTGGTGGTTGTGGTGTGTACCCGGTGGCACCGGGATGATCTTATCGCCCATGTGGTTAAGCTAGGTGCCAAGTACGTCAATGTGCCAGCACAGTCTACTGTCGGGGCTGACGGTGTTGGTGACCCGTTGGGTAGGCCTGGTGGGGAGTGGCTGCAATCGGTGCAGGGCCGTACTGAGGAGGCTTGGCAGACCATCAAGCAGGCGGTGGGACCGTACGTATGGCATGCACTGTATCAGGGTGACCCCAAACCGGTTGGGGAGCACTTGATTGATGTTCAGCAGCTGGGGCTTGTGCCGTGGGCGGATATCTGTACTCAGCAGGATGGCATTGCCTGGACCAAGGTGCCTGGAGAGGTCTATCAATCATGGGATCTGGCCTTCACTGGCAAGGGGGACTACGTTTGCGGACAGGTCTGGCTGTACGATGGCCACAGCTACTTCTTGTTGGAGAACTGGCGCCAGCGGGTGGGTTTCCAGGATACGGTGGATGCTGCCCAGCGTATGGCTGCTAGGTGGCCGCAGACAGCTCGTGTACTCGTGGAGCAGGCCGCCAATGGCGCCGCCCTTATTGATATGCTGCGGGGGAGTGTGGTGGGTGTGCAGCCGGTGAGTCCTCGTAGTAGCAAAGAGGTACGGGCGCTAGCTTGCCAACCCTTGGTTGCTGCTGGCCGGGTTAAAGTGGCAAGTCAGGCCTACAGCGACATTCTCTGGCGGGAGTTGGGGGAGTTTCCCCTTGCTAAGCATGACGACCAAGTTGATGCGTTCACTCAGGCTCTGTTGTATGGCCGTACGGATTACTACTCGATAGGACACTGATTCTGATGGATATCAAAGCTCTGCTGCTAAACACTGTTAGCCCCACGTATATCGCCTATTACAATGGCAAGATGTCATATACACTAAGAGGAAGGGACTGGGATGCTCACGTGCAGCAGGCGTTCCCTGCTCTGGAATCGATGACCACGAGTGAGAATGTTTTCCGTACTGTCATTGATGTGTTTGCTGAGTCGTTGAGGCCTGACCCTGATGAGTTGCAGCCGCTTGGCCCGCTGATGATTCCGTTGCTGTGCCGGGGACAGGCTCCAGTCATTATCACTCGTGAGGGGCAGCTTATCTGTCCTGAGCACTATGAGATGGTTTCTGATGGCGATTACACCATGGCAGCTATCTTTACTCGCTCATTGAGGGATGGCCTGGATTACTGCACCTTTGCCGGCACGGATGGTGTGCTGAATGTATGGGCTAAGGCGATCCCGGATGACCTCAGCCCGGCTGACCGTAGCGGGTATGCTCCTGTTGATGAGTCTCGGGGGCATACAGTGATTCGGTTGGCTTTGGATAGCAAGGGCATGGGTCCGGGACTGGCGTCGCTGCAAGATCGTATCAATCATAGTATCATTGATCAGACCATCATTGCGGAGATGTACGCACGGCCTTTCTGGTATCTGCTGAATACTCAGCTGGCACCAACGAATCCATACCTTCCTGAGGATAAGCGGCCTAAGCCTCCCCTGGACAAGGCCAAGGATAGTGCCGGTGGCCGGGTGTTCACCACATCCAGCTCGGGCCCATTCGGCCAGCTTACCCCACCTACCTTGAGTGATATGGTGGCTTACCATGAGTCGCTGATAGCTAAGGTCTCTCAGACTACGGGAGTGCCTGAGTTCTATGTGCAGGGAGGCAGTAACCCGCCGAGTGGCGTTGCCCTTAGAACCTTGAGCAAGAGGTTTCACATGCGTGTGGCGAGAATGCGTGATGATCTTGAGCCGGCCCTAAGAGAGCTGGCCACCACACTCGGGGTTGCTGCTGATGTGGATTTGTGGTCGCCTGATTCAGATCTCCTGCAGGAGGCTCTTGATCAGCATGGCATCTCGCTGGCTCAGATGGGTTACCCGCTGGGGTACATTGCTAGTGAGGTTACCCCGGGGGTCAACCTTGATGATTATGAGGGAGATGAGCCTCAGCTGTGAGTGGTGTTTCTACGGCTCGGCTAGAGCGTAAGCTCCGGGCGTTGTATCTGCGGTGGGTGCGTAGCCTGCCGGGCAGCGCTGACCCCGCCGCCAGCTTGCAGGGGTTTCTCAAGCAGGCTTGGGGCACCATCCTGCGGTATGGCGGCGTGACGGCGTTTGGGGGTACCACGGCAGGGTTCCCAGAGCCAACAGATATGCCCTTGGACGCCGTCTGGGGGCATGTGGTGGATGCCTTTAAGGAGGCAGTGTTGCGGGGAGGCTGGGCTGTTGGCGTGCACAGCAGGGAGATTGCTAGGCGCTTGAGAGATGCCGGGATTGATCAAGCATATCACAAGTTGGAACGGTTTGCTCGTACTGAGACGGTGCGGGCTCATTGGCAGCGGCAGTGGGCTGATGCTGAGGGCTTGGACGACATTGTGATGGTTTGGGGGGCTGAGCGGGGATCTCGAACGTGCCCGTGGTGCCTGGCCAAGGATGGCCTCGTGGTCAAGGACAAAACCATCCGTGATCACCCCAATGGCCGGTGTACGCTCATACCGACCCTCAAGGATAGGGTGCCGCTCCGGGGCAAGGGCCCCAACCCACAGTTCTTGCGGCGCTCGTGGTCTGGGGAGCTGCCTGATGACCCTGCTGTGCGGCAGGCGTTGCGTGGGGGCCTGGACCGGGCTTTGGTGGCTAGCGCTGCTGCCCAGCAGGCGCTGGGGTACATGGTGGGTCAGGGCTGGACCAGCGCTGGTGCTGGCCGGCATCTGCTGCGCCAGCTGGGGGGTGTGGTGCTCAGCCGGGATGATTGGTCGCTGTTGTTGCGTTGTCTGGAGGCTTACGCCCAGCAGTTGTGGGAGGGTTTGAAGCCGGGTAAGGCTCCGCGGGTGTTGTGGCGGGGTGGCCCTCCTAATGATACTGGCCTGAGTAGCTGGACCAGTGACTCTCGAGTGGCTGAGTTGTATGCGGTGCGTCACAAGGGGTCGGTGTATCGCATGCGCGTGCCGCGAGGGCTACACACGTATGAGGGTCATAATCCAGGACAATCTGAGTATCTAGTGCTTGGGATGCCTGGTAAGGTGAAGCGTTCTGGTGTTGTGGGCGGCAGGCCCCTCAACACCGGTGTTATGAACGGGGTTACGGTGCTAACACCGGAACCCTAGCTTGCTTTTTGTTTACGACATTGTAATACTGCATGGAAAGGGGTCGAGATGACTACCGAGCAGCCGATTGATTCGGCAACTGAGGCTACCGAGACGGAGCCACAGGAAACTGAGCAGGCTACTGATGAGAATCAGCAGCATGACGACAACCAGCGGTCGCCGCAGCACGAGGCCCTTCTTAAGGACCTTGTCAAGGAGCGCAAGAGTCGACAGGCTCTTCGGGCTAAGCTTGCGGAACTGGAAAGCAGTCAGAGTGATATTGCCAAGCAGGCAGAGGCTCTTACCGCTCTTCAGACCAAATATGACCGATTGGAGGCTTTCCTCGCCGCGATGGGAGGAGAGGTTTCTGAGCTTCTGGATAGTCGCAAGTTCAGTGCTGCTTTGTTTGATTCGGATACCAAGATTGAGTCTTTGGTTGAGGATTGGCGCAAAGCTCATCCTAGTGCTGCTATCAAGGCCTTGAGGGCCGGTACGGCCCGCACTGAGGATGACAAGCCTAGCATGAATGATATGCTCCGGGCTGCAATTCAGAAAGCTCGTTAAGGAAGAATCTCGACATGGTTAATTTCGCTGACGTTGAAGCCGCTCTGGCTACCGTTGATTCCTCAGAAATTGTGCAGGAGGCTGCTCGCACCTCCGTGGCGCTCTCCGGATTTACTCGCCAGACCATGAGTGCCGGCAAGGTCCGTACTCCGCTGGTCAAGATGCTGCCCACCGCTGGCTGGGAATCTGGTGATCTTGGATCCACCACACGCCGTAAGAATGTTTCCGACTGGAAGCTCTCCCCCAAGATGCTGGTGGCCCAGCCGTTGAGCACTGTCATACCCCTCCCCGAGGAAGTTCTGGATGACAGCAAGTATGACATCTGGGGTGCCATCAAGACTGGTGTTTCCACGGTGTTCGGCCAGATGCTGGATGCCGCGGTGCTGTTCGGTAAGAACAAGCCTGCTGCCTGGACAGATAAGTCCGTGTTCGATATGGCCGTTGATGCTGGCAATTACCTGGTGGAGAATAAGCCGGCTGGCACTGATATCGCTACCGATCTGAATGATGCCTTCGCCCTCGTTGAGGATGACGGCTATGATGTCAATGCGGTGCTGGCACGGCGCGGCCTTCAGAGCCGTCTTCGTGGTCTGCGCACCACTACCGGTGAGCCCGTGTTTGTGTCTGCCCTGAGGGATGCCCCAAACAGCATTGATAGCATCTTCGGAGTGCCTTTCCGGAAGGTCACCAATGGCGCTTGGGATAAGACCAAGGCTACCGCCATCGTGGGTGACATGAGCCACATTCAGATTGGTGTCCGTAAGGACATGTCTTTCAAGATTCTGGATCAGGCAACTCTGGAATCTAACGGCACCACTATCCATCTTGGCCAGGAAGATGCTCTTGCTTTGCGCGTTACCTTCCGTGTCGCTTATGCGGTGTTTGACCCGGTCAATCCGGAGGCTGCCGACGGTTGCCCGTTCGCGGTCATCGCACCGAAGGATCCCAAGCCGGGTGACAGCATCGATGACGAATAATTCCTGCCACTAGGAATTAATCTGCTTGTGGGGCCGGTCGAGAACCTCCTGTCCGTGCCTAACTCCCGGCCCCACTCTATCCTAAGGAGCGTGTGTGGTGGATAGTCTAGAGCAGCTCAAGAAGCTCATGTGGAATCTCCCCGGCAGGGGCTTGATTGATGAGTTGCAGTATCAGCTTGCTCTTGATCATGCTCTTGTGCCTGATTCTGAGGGCCGCTGGCCGGGGCAGGCTGGCTACGTGCCTACGCATGATGTGGCGTTTGCAGCATATCAGTTGGTGGGGTTCTTGGCGGCCCAGCCTCAGGTCACTAATGGGCAGTCTGAGGGTACTTCTGTAACCACCACACCCCCCGATTGGCAAGCGCTGCTTAGGTATCTTGCTGGGTTGAGCATCATTCTTGGTCATCAGGATGTGCTCCGGATGATCCCACTGCCTCCTGACAGGTATCTTCGGCGCACTGACATGAGTGGAAGGGGGGATTACAACTATGGTGATGTCGACACCGATATTGGATGAGGCAACCGAGTACATTCGACGCAATATTCTGATTGATTATCTGGATATTTTCGAGGCAGGCCCCACCATTACTCGGGGATTTCAAGCGATGCCCGCCACACTCACGGCTGTGCAGCATGATGTCCAGTGTTTGGCGCAGACCACAGAAATCCCCCAACCGATTGAGGGTGTGGCTGTCCAGCAATACAGTATTAAGGTCCCTCGGGGGACTTCCCTGAAACCCGGGCAGGTTGTGCGAATCACCCGATGCTGGAGGGAGCCCAGCCTACAGGGGGCTTACCTCCTGATTGATTCTGTGAGCGAGAACGGGGCCGCGCTGCTTCGCAAGGCCACGGCTACCCGCTTTCATCAGGTGGATGGTACCGGTAAGGAGCAGCTATCATGAGCATCACGCTGTCGCAGTTGGCCCAGCGGTACGGACGTGCTGCTGGGGGCATCCATGGCCCGCTCCAGCAGAAACTCGCCACCATGGCTCAGGTAGGTGTTGGGTTGTGCAAGAGAGCTATCCAGGCCTACCATGCGGTGGACACCGGAAACATGCTCAACAGCGTGCGCTCTCAGGCTTCTGGCCAGTACACGTACTTGATTGGCCCCACGATGCCATACAGCATCTATGTGGCGCGGGGTACTAGCCGTATGGCTGCTAGGCCGTTTGATCAGATGGCGGCGCGGCAGCTGGATTCACAGGTCAAGAGCCTTGGTTTCAACACTGACACGCTAGGGATCTGACCATGTGGATTGATGACCTCAAGGAAAAGCTCCAGTCAGAGCTCCAGGGTGCTAAGGTGTTTAGCGGTGCTGCTGCTACTGGAGCTCAGGCGCCCTATGTGGTGCTGAGGGGCATCTCTACTACGCCTGATACCCTTACGCTGGAGGCTCAGCCTACTGCTTGGGGCTATGTGTGGGGGGCCTATTGTGTGGGGGGCAGCCCGGAGGCTAGCTACAACCTAGCGGTAGCCTCGGTACAGGCTCTGCAGGGCCGGTGGGCTGGTGACAGCTTGCTGAGCTGTGAGATTGCTTACACGGGCCTGCGAGTAGAGGGCCTGTATGAGAGCTTGGTTCAGGTTAATGTACAGCAAGGGAGGATTCAGTGAAAGGATTTGTTGTAGAGCATCTCCGTACAGAGGTGCGATATGCTGTCTCGGAGGAGAATGTGGACCCCACACACGAGCGTGTGGTGAGACCTCTCGAACCGGGGGAGACTGTGCTGGGATTCCGGCCAAAGGCCCCCGACAAAACTCGTAAAGCCACTCAGAAAAAGATCAACGACAAGGAGACGAAGTAATGCCGTTCAAGCAGTGGAATCCTGCTACCAAGATCAGCCGAGGTAACATTGCGGTGGGTATTGCCCCCGTGATTACCGACATCAATGCTCCTAAGCTCACGGAGCTCCAGGAAGGCCTTGGGCTGGATTGTGCAATCACCACATTCTCGGGCACCTCCGAGACTGATAGTGAGACCATTGACTGGCTCTGTGACCCGGCTAGCGAAAAGATCCCGGGGTCCACCACACACGAGATTGAGGATCTTATCATCAAGGCCACAGGTCAGGCTGATGCTGACCTGATTACGGCGCTCAAGATTGGTGATGTGGTGTACATCTGGCGCCGGGATGGCATGGGCCATGGCGAAGCTATTGCTGCTGACCAGTATGTGTGGGTTTGGCGTGTGGTGATTAGCTCTATTGATCCTACTGAGGCTAGCAACACCTTTGTCGGTATCACGGCTCACGTGACGGCTATGGCGCGCTCTCGGACTGCGGTGAAGGTGACTGCCTAATGTTTAGTACCTATGAAGAGTTGCTTCAGGCTGTGGAGGAGCGCCGACAGGAAGTCCTCACTATAGAGGTAGAGCTTGGAGCTCCGTACTCACAGGAGTACGAGAACGCCAAGGCGGAGCTCAAGCAGGCTGAGGCGATCAAGATGATGTCTGGCCAGACTGAGTTTATGTCTGACAATCTGGATGTTCTTCATGCTAAAGTGGACAGCCTCCGGCCTGAGTCCCCCGTGGTGTTTGTTAAGTTCCGGAAGCTCTCTGTAGCGGATTGGGCTTTGCTGCTTAAGCAGACCATTCCTAACCCGATTGACCAGTATGAGAAGGTGCTCCCCAAGACTTTCATCGGAGTGTTCGCCTCTGAGGATGCCGAGCAGCCCCTCACTGAGGACTATAACGCGGTGTCGAGCAAGGGCAATGGCAGCATCCTGCCGGGGGGCACGCTGCACGCACTGATTCAGTCGTTCATGGCGTGGCAGAACTCTGGCGGGGAGGTCTCCATCCGCCCTACGAAGTCGGTCCGCGGCTAGCTTTGCTGCTGGACCTTGCACTTCAGACGGGGAGGTCTCCTCTAGAGCTCCGAGGGGAGGCCTCCTGCTGGAGGGAACAGGACCTGGAGGTAGTTTCACAGTGGAAGGTGGTGAAGGATGACAAGTGTCCGGGTTGTGGCAGGCCGCTGGCTACTCATTTGCACAATCCTGCGCTCGGTCGTGCTGAAACCTCTGATGACTATACTCCGTATTCATTGGATTGCCCTGCCATGCAAGCCATTGCTGAGGGGCAAGATATGTGGCGAGAATCCGAGAAAGCAGCCATTCAACGGCATTGGGATGGCAACGGGCCTGATCCGGGAATGGGTTTGTACTGGCTTGCTCAGGCACCCCATGAAAAGATCCCGCACAAGGAGTGTGGTGAATAGCCATGGCTGATAATAACGTAGTAATCAAGCTCTCGCTGGCTGGGGCTGGCGCAGTCCAGAGCGGGCTTGCTGGAGTGGGCTCTAGTGCTGAATCTGCTTCCAGTAAGATCGCTGGATTGGCCGGCCGAGGGCTTCGTGGTGCTGGGGTTGCCCTGGTGGGATTCGCCACAGCAGCGGCTGCCGCTGGCGGAGCCCTGGTAAAGTCCGTGGTCAGGCAGTATGCTGACTATGAACAGAACATTGGTGGCATTGAAACCATGTTCAAAGGCTCTGCGGATAAGATGAAGGGCTACGCCGCAGAGGCCTATAAGACTGCGGGACTCAGTGCTAATGAGTACATGTCTCAGGTGACGAGCTTTTCGGCCACTCTGTTGCAAGGTCTTGGCGGAGACACCGAAAAGGCTGCTGATTATGCTCAAATGGCGATGACAGACATGTCTGACAATGCCAACAAATTCGGCACTAACATCAGCGAGATTCAGCGGGCTTACCAGGGGTTTGCTAAGCAGAATTACACCATGCTTGATAACCTCAAGCTTGGATATGGCGGCACTCAGTCTGAGATGGCCCGACTGATTAACGACAGCGGTGTCCTCGGCGATACTATGAAAGTCACCGCAGAGAACGTTAATCAGGTCAGTTTTGACAAGATTATCCAGGCCATTCACGTCATGCAAGAGCGTATGGGTGTTGCTGGCACCACAGCTCTAGAGGCTGAGAAGACCATTTCTGGAGCTGTGGGGATGCTCAAAGCTAGCTGGGCTAATCTGCTTACTGGACTGGGCAGCGCTGATGCCGATATCAGCAAGCTTGTCGGCAACGTTATGCATTCTTTTCAGACTGTAGTAAAGAACATCACTCCGGTCATCCAAAACATCGGCAAGAATATCCAATCCATCGCCCCGCAGTTTGGCACGCTGGCTGAACAAATTACCGAGGTGCTTGCAGAGGCAGCTCCTGTGATAATTCAGGCAGGTTCTGCTATCATTACTGGGCTGCTCCAGGGGGTCATGAAGGCGCTGCCAACTCTGGTGCAGAAAGTAACCCCTATTATCACTCAGCTGGCCCAGACCTTGCTGGCACAGCTGCCGCAGATGCTGGCGGTGGGCATGAAGGCACTCACCACACTCGTGCAGGGGTTGGCTAGTGCTGCCCCGCAGCTGATTCCGGCGGCAACTCAGGCAGTTACTGGACTAGTACAGGCCTTCATCGATAACCTGCCTGCCCTGCTGCAAGCCGGCGTGCAGCTCTTGCAGGGTGTGGTACAGGGGTTGAATAGTGCTATTCCCCAGTTGATGGCGGCGTTGCCTAAGATCATTCAATCTTTCACTGATTTTATGACTAACTCGATGCCTCAGCTGATTGAGACCGGGGTGCAGCTCTTGCTGTCCCTTGCTAAGGGCATCCTGCAGGCTCTCCCGCAGCTGATCCAGCAGCTCCCCACCATCATAAAGGGAATTCTGGATTATCTGGTGACCGCAATCCCCCTGTTGATTGATGCTGGGGTAGAGCTGCTGACAGCTCTGGTGGACAACATGCCAGCTATCATCGACGCGATCACCGAGGCGCTCCCAGAGATTATCGAGGGGATCGTGGATGCGCTGGTCAAGCTCACTCCAAAAATCATTGAAGCCGGGTTTAAGCTGCTTACCTCTCTGGTGAAGGCTCTGCCCGATATCATCATTGCAATTGTCAAGGCTATCCCGCAGATTGTAACTAGTCTTATCAGTAGTTTGATGGGGCACACTCCTCAGATAGTGAAAACTGGCTGGCGTTTGCTCACTAGTCTTGTGGGTAACCTTGCCGGGGCTATCGGGCACATCGTTGGCAAGATCCCCCAGATTATCGGAGCCATGGTTGGAGCCTTTGGCAACGGCGTCGGCAGGATGGCCGCAGCCGGGTGGCGGCTGCTGGTGGCAATTGGTAACAAGATTGGCAGTGTTACAGGTCAGCTTGTGCGGGGGGTAAGCAACATTGTTACCCAGATGGTTTCCGCCGTGGGTCGCGGATTCGGAGCCATGGTGCAGGTAGGCAAGAACCTCGTGACAGGGATCTGGAATGGTTTGTCTTCTGCTACTTCTTGGCTGTGGGGCCGTATTAAGGGCTGGGCGGACAACATCGTCGGGGGGATCAAGCGATTCTTCGGCATTCATTCTCCATCTCGAGTTATGCGGGATGAAATCGGTAAGATGATCCCTCCCGGTATCGGGGTCGGCATTGAGATGTCCACCAAGGGAGCACTCAAACCTATGCAAGATCTCCAGAAGCAGCTCACCAAGCAGGCAGCAATGGTCCCGCTGGGAATCCAGCAGCTGACTACCCCGGGGATGCCTCTGGTGCCCCCAGCTCGCTACAACCCCACACCCACCACACCTCAGCCTGCCGCGAGTGTGGTGGATAGGCAGCAGGTCACTATCACGGGTCCCTTGGTGCATGTTGGCCAAGCTAATATCAGGAATGATCAGGACATCCGGGAGCTCTCTGCCGCATTGCGCAACGATATGGATAGGGAGCTTCGAGGTAGAGGAGTTGTGGTGCTATGAGCTTTGTGTATGGCGATTTGAACACTGCGGATTTTCCGTGGATGGCTGCTAAGCTCAAGGAGTGGCCGTCTTACCCGGTGGATACTACTACCTATCAGTATGTCCGTGGAGATGGGGCTTATTACCGCAAGCCTAGGGTGTCCTCTATTGAGTGGCAGTTCTCGCTAGAGGTCACAGCAGCCAATTGGGAGCAGGCTCAAGACTACGCCACCAAGCTGTCTACTCTGCTGCACAACAGCAGGGATTCTTTGCAGAAATTTGTACCAGAGGGGCAAAATCCCTGGGAGTGGCAGGCTCTATGCTCCAAAGGGCCTAGCTGGCGTCGGGATTCTAAGCTGTGGTTTGGCTCCCAAGGTGTGTGTCGAATGTCTGCGGAGATCTCCTTTGTCACCCCAGACCCGTACGGGTATGCCCCTGAAGAGGTAGTCCCGGTGCTGACTTATGGCGGTACCAAACAGGCTTATAAGCCATCTGGGCCTACCTTGTTCTACTACCCGGTAGTGGAATTCGTGGTGCACCCCAAGCAGGACAGTGTGGTAAAGATCAACGACATCGAGATTAGTCTTGGAGGGATCCCTTCTGGGGATCAAATCGTGCTTGATTTCAAAAATCAAAAGTACTACCAGGAAAATCAATTCTCGCATGAGTACAAAGGTTCCATTGTTAACCGGATGCAGAAATTCAAGCGGTTGCGATCCAACCTGGATGGTACCGTAGAGATGGCCGTTAGCATAAACACGGGGATTATCTCTGCTGTCATGCTGAAACGGCGTAGGAGGCGGATCTGATGCCTGAAACATACGCTAAGGTTAGTACTCCTGGAGATTGGACCGGAGAGCTTGATCGGCACCCATGCCAGCAAGTGCTTCTGCATATGAACTATTGGAAGGAAACGAATAAATCCACCCAGACCATGGTTGACAGCTCTGGGAAGAACCGACATGGAAAGGTGTTGGGTTGGGGCAGCTCTTCGGGAGAGGTGGGCTCCAAATGGGGATCAGCACTGTCGCTCAACAAAGGTACTAAGGGGTACGTACCGTATTCCCGAGGATTGTGGCCCTTGAATCATCAGGGATCTTTCTTGGTGGGCTGCTGGGTAAGCTGCAACTGGCCAGTCGGCATGGTGGACATATTCACCACGCAAGATTTTGGGTACACTCGGGGCCGGTTCTTCAAGATGTACGCCAGAAGGGCGGATGCTAGCAGCAAAACCTACCTGCAAGCTGACTTGTTTGACAGTAATGATGACAGTTTTGCCTGGTTAAATGTGTCTAACAGAGACCTCCCTGCAAACTCGTGGGTTTGGGTAGGCTTAGAGATAAGCTTTGACAAGCGCTCGGCCACTTTGTGGTCGTATGGGCAGACCGGGTGGGTAGGCTCTGCCACCCGCGAGAATCTTGACCTCACTAAGCTGGATCCGGACCCTATTTGTCCCTTGATGATTGGAGGGATCTCCTCTACCCCTATAGCGTATGATGAAGTAGTAGTGTATCACCCGGTACCGCAAGATATCGACGTGAGTGTGGTGGCTCTAGCAGGAGCGGAAGCGACCGGGGCTAGCACCCCTACTCCGGTTACTATTGTGCGGCCGGAGATCGACGCTAAAGAACCCGGTACAGCCGATAGCCATGATGAATCTGCCGGAATTGGTCGGATAGCCCCCAGTGAAAACATGAAGATTCCTGGAGAAATTGTTACTCGCTGGGTTCCTCTTTCGCCTAAAGTTCGCCAGATCAACGGCGGGCTAGTCGTTACCAACGGCAAAGATGTAGAAGTGTCTTATCGCACCACACACAACGTGGCGCAGTACTTTGCTAATCTGCCTTGGCTGCGGCAGGTTGACGAAAAAGGCCGCTTGGTGGTCTCGGGCGTGCCTCAGTGGGACAAATACATCCAGTTTAAAATCAAGTTTCTCAAAGGTTCCTCTTACCTTGATGGAATCTACGTCACATCTACTCACAACAACAATAACTTCACAGAGAATGATCTACCCAGATCCAGGGCAGTTCCGGGGTTCTCCCAAAGCCCAGTAATTGTAGACACAACATCTGGCGGGGTAATCTTGGATGAGGAGCTTATTGGGTGTGTGACGGTAGATACCGATGAGATGGAATCCACGTTAGAGTTCGATCTCCCCCTGTACCATGAAAAGTCAGGGGAGATCCAGATAGAACGCCCTGTGCACTTCCGAGACCGAGAGTATGTGGTGAGAGGGATCACCTCCCAAGATTCGGCCTTTGAACCTAAGCTGAAGGTGTACTGCGAGCGGCTATGGTACGACCTGCTTTACGCCGGACAGATAAACACCCGCTCTTGGAATGTCTCCCCAGAAGAATGCGCCCTCATTATGTTGGCAGGTACTGATTGGGGTTGTGGGAGGGTCGAGAATCCAGAATCGGGGCCGCATCACTGGACGCTGACAGAGCCTACCACAGTACTTGGAGGGCTTAAAGCTCTCGCTAAGCAGTATCATCTGGAGTTGTCCCTGGATGATAAGCACAAGATGGTGCATCTCCTCAAGAGGGCTGGCAGGGATTCTGGGGTCACTGCGATGTACCATAAGGATGTCGCCACCGTACGCCGAAGGCTTGACACCACCAGTTTGATTACCCGAATCTATGGAGTGGACGAGTTGGGCGGAGATATCAGCCCGGTCAATAACGGGCTGCCCTACCTAGAGGATACTACCTGGACAACCGCCAAGAGGCAGGCCGTGTACAACTTCTCGGGGGTACAGTCTCCAGCTGCCATGAAGAACTTCTTGCAGACTTACTTGAATGCCCGGTCTAAGCCCTATATTAGCTATGAATTTGACCTGGTTGCTCTTCAGGAGCGAGTTTCGCCAGGAGAGACTTTTGAGGTCTTTGATCAGATCAGCGTTCTAGATGAGAACTTGCAGCAGATAGTGAAAACTCAGGTAGTTGAAATGCGGATGGACTGGTGTTCTCCGGATGCTAGTAAAATCGTGCTGAGCAATAAGCTCCGCACTCTAGGAACAACCATATAGGAGGCTTATATGGCGCTATTCGGCATAGATGTGTCGGAACACAACTCATCAATTGCCCATGCTTCTTCGGACTTCGTGATAGCACGAGCAACTTGGGGGTCCAAATCCAGTGGATTTGTTGATCGCCGATGGTCAATCAACAAAAGGGATGCACTAGCAGCAGGCAAACTGTTTGGGGCCTATCATTTCATGACGGTGCACGACATCAGCAATCAGGTAGACTTTTTCCTAGAAACCGTCAAAGACCTCATCGGTAAAGCGGTGCTCTGCCTAGACTACGAGGATCTCGGCGGGAAAGAGCGCGCTCCTCAGGTTCACGGCCCCACGGGAGCTCGGCGCTGGCTCGACATGGTGTACTCCCGTACAGGAGTACGCCCAGTCATCTACTGCAATGCCAGCACAGCCACCACACTCCGTACAGTTGCATTGGGCGGGTATCCTCTGTGGGTAGCAGACTGGCGGTCTAATCCACGCACTGGGCATGCTACCCCGCCAGCTCCCCGTACTGGGGCTTGGTCTAGCGCCATCCTACACCAGTACAGTGCTAGGGGGAGAATTCCGGGCTATTCTGGGGATTTCCTCGACATGAACATATTCCATGGCGATGCCTCAACGTGGCGGGGGCTCGCTCGTGGATCGAACTCTTCTGCCACGGAAAGTGAGGATGACGTGGTCACTCCAGCAGATATCAATGCGATTGCCTCCGCAGTATGGTCAGCCACCTTCGGGTCTAGGGGTAGCGCCGGAACACTCCTGAATAAGGCGGCCTATCAGAGCAGTGACTTCTTCAAGCAGATTGCGGACTACGCCGGGAATGAAGCCGCCACCCGGGTATGGTCAGCCACCTTCGGGAATCAAGGGGAAACTGCGGGATCCCGACTGGCTACCGCAGCTATCCGCGCGGACTTTGGTGCCACCTGTGCTTACAATGCCCAGCAGAACACCGCCCCCATCAGGCGGCCTAATGACCCCAGAGCAGACGCCGAGGGGTACAAGTCTGTGCGGCAGGAATTGGCAGACTGCTACACGGAAGTGTTGGCCCTCAAAGAAGCTGTCCATAAGATCCTGGAGAAGCTGGCCTAAGGTGAACCCCCATGTAGGCATAGAGATTGTTGCAGCAATCTCCCCAATCTTGGTGGCCATCATCACTGTTATGGGCAGTGTGGTGGTTACCAAGATTGAACGTCTCCAAAAGGATATCCGCACTAACCGGGGTAGTGCCAACCTAGGAGACGCAATAGATCTCATCAGAGATCGTGTAGATACCCTCAATGCTAACCAGCTTGCGCTAATGAAAGATGTGCGCGTCATGAAGCACCAAGACATGCACATTCTAAGCAGGTTAGCTACTCTAGAAGAAAGAATGAGTGAACAGTAATGCTCGTTACTGCTATTGCTACTCCGGCAGCTGTTGTGGCCATCATCACAGTTGCCAAGGATCTTGGCTTGCCTGCCAAGATCAGTCCATTGCTGGCCGTTGCGGCAGGCATTCTACTGAACCTGCTAGACAGTGCAGTGAGTGGGGTGCTCACTCAACACACTGTCCTAGCAGGTGTCAGTCAGGGCCTGATTCTTGGCCTCACTGCTTGCGGCGTCTACGACATCGCCAAGACCGTCACTGACAAGCGCTCTGAGACCAAGGCCTCAGAGTAACTTGAGGTTGTATCACCACACACTCTCTGACTCGGGGTGTGTGGTGATTTCTTTTGGCACCTGATGCAGGCAAGAGGACCAAGAGCTACCATCCTCATCTGTATGAAAAGGCTCCTCAAGGTAGTGCAGATCCGAGCGATACGGGAAATGCTCAGCCACTCCTCTTTCTACGATCAGAGCGACTTCGCTTACCTGAGCGGGGAGATAACCTCTCAGAACCCCCTTCTGTTGCTGACGTACGAACAGCTCTCCTTGAGGAGTGTCTAGGCGCCTGGTGGTTGTTCTGGGGTCCACGTGAGGCCACTCCGCGGTCAGCATCGGGGGGAATTCCACCACACCCCCGTGAACCGTCCGAAGGCGCACGGGATTTTCGGTCAGGTTCAGGATTTTCATCGATACTCCTTACAGTAGATTTGCCCGCTCCTCGTGGGACTTTACTTCGTTGATTAAATCGCTCGTATTGAGTGATAAGGTCTCTAGTAGGTGGTGGAGGTTCAGGATCACGGGGCTGACCTCCCTTCGGGGGATCTTCTGGGTCATCGGGATCCGGAAGATTAGGGTTATCCCGGAGGATTACCAAAGAATCTCTATCAATGAGGTATTCATTGGCACCCCGCTTAGTCTGTACCCCTAGATTAAGAATCGGGGAGTGCTTATCCTTAGAAGGGGTCAACCACACCACATAATCAGCCCAAGCGTGCAATGCAGTCGACCCCAAGACTTTTTCCTGGATCGTTTCCCCGGACTCGAAGTTCCTCTTGCGAGTGTGGTGGATAAATACCACACTACACCCGGTAGTCTTGGCCACTATCTTGACTTTCTTCAAGATGTTGTACATCTCTGAAGAATCGTTGATGGAGGCTTTGCCGATAGCCATGCTAAGAGTGTCAATCACACACAACCGCAAATTATGCGTTTCAATGATTTCTTGCAGAGCAGCTATTCCCTCCGGTCGGCTCAAGTCAAGGGCATCAAACCCTAGCTGAAGTGGAATCCTTTCTGGTGGGTACCACATCAGGTTTTCATCGATGTAGCCATTCCAGTGGAAATACCGACGATCCTCATCTCTATTCAGCAGCTCCCCAAGCCGGTCAATAGTCAAATCAGGGCCATCCTCCAGCGAAAGAAATCCAACAGGCATCTTGCCGCTAACAGGCACCCCCAACGGTGTCACTCCGGTAGCCAAGCCCAAGGCAACCTCCAGGGCAGTACGAGTCTTGCCGATTTTGGGCGGCGCAATCCACAACCCGCAGCCAGCCTCTGGGATGACATCCGGAACCAGCCATCGGGTAGGAGAGGCCTGAGTAGCCACCACATCCACCCGCTGGGTGGTCAGGCGGGGCAACTCCTGCACAACCTCCCCCAAGGTTTGCGTCGCTACTGGGGTAGCATGTGCTTGTTCTCGGTAGGCTTTGGCCACATCTTCTCTGAGGAGCTCGTCTCGATCCTGCCATTTGTTCCAACGGCTGGCTCGCAACGCTTTACATGCCAGGGTCTCATCAATCCCCAGCTCAGCAGCTTCCCGGGCAAACCTCCAGAGTTGCTTGGAGCGGTCGCCCTCGGGCTCCTCTCGGGCCATGAGTGCCGCTGTAGCCGGCTTGAAGCCACACTCTCGGTAGATCTTGTTAAGCAGCTTACTACGACTGACAGGCTCTGTATAGGTCCGCATCAGCCGGCCTCTATGGGGCTTGCGCTTATGGTGCACTGTGGTGGGCACCCGCAGAAGCTGGCCGATGTCCACGCCGCTAGGGTCCGCCCCGATGCACTGAGCCAGCAGCCCCATGAGACCATCCCGGCAATACTCGTGAGGCTCTATGTACTCCTCCATGAGCCACACTGCCTGGAGATGGTCTGGGCTAGTCTCCCACACAAAGTTGGGGGACAAACGCTTGAGGACTTTCTTGCTGTAGCCTTTGTCGCAATCCACCCACAGGACACGCTGGGCGGGGTAATCCCTGGACTTTCTACCGCCAGTAGACACTGCCGGAGTCCAGTACCAATCGGTATTGTCATGCAGGTCATCCTTGACCAGCTTAGCACTGGACCTAGGACTTCCTTCTCGGAATCGGGGGTTATTAGAACTGATATTATCAATCTGAGGGGTCCAGACATTTCCTTTATGTCCAGAATGCTGCCACACCGCCCACATTACTTTGGCAGCGATTTTATCCATGCTACTACCTCTTCGGCTTTGGGGTCATGGCTCACAAAGGTCCGGGCCCCAGCATCATTGAACTTTCCCAGCATGTACTCCTGGGCATCACTAGGCTTTAGAGAAACGGTCCTCTTAGCCTCAATAACGAAAGCACGGCCAAGGGCACAACCGAAAATATCTGGAGTGCCCTTGGCCTGGAAAGCGCTACCATGAGTACGGAGGCAGAACACTCCCGGGATGCGATTTAGGGTACGCACCATATCCCGCACAATGTCTGCCTCCTTTCTCACTTCTGGCGTTTCCTGTTCTTCTTTGCAGACTTCTTCTTCGGGGGCTCTGGAGTCATGTCCAAGTCATCCTCATCGAAATCAGAGTCACCCTCAAAGTCCTCAGCGTCAATGTCCTCGACCTCTTCAGGATCATCTGCGGAGGTAAAGCTCAGAATGCCTTCATCCTCACCATCGACCTCGACTTCATCCTCATCTGGGTCTTTATCGGAGAACTTCTCATTGGGGCGGAGCACATCCCACGAGTAAACAGAATCCACGGTAGAGCGGACAGTACCTCCGTAAGTATCGTCACTTACCTCAATGCAAAGCAGCCTATTGACGATTTTTTCAGGCTGGACACGGACAGCCCGTTTAGGGATATTCTCTCCTGCCGCGACCAGCAGATCACGAAGCTTCCACAACTGATTGGAGCTGAGCTTGCAGTAGAACGGGAACCGACGACCCCGATATTGCGGGTGGGTGGGCACAAGGGTGTACACCAGCATATCAGTACCGTCCTGCGCTGATTTTTGCACAACCTCAGTAATGCGAGCCTCGTAGAGACCAGCCGGCATCTGCCGGGTATTGTACGAGGACTTCTCAACCGAAGTGAAATCCAGTTTGATCGGAGTGATTGCCATTGTAGAGTTCCTTTCGTTACTTGGTGTATCCAAGAGCATTCTTGAGCTTGGCTAGAGTAGGAGAGGTAAGACTGCCTGAGTAAACTTTAGCGCTTCGGGCCCCTGCAACAATCCCGGGGGTTGGGGTAAGCCACAACTTACGCTTGGCGCCGTTAGCCGTGTGAACAGTGTACAAACGACCAATCACATCAGACATGGCCAACAAAGTCTTACTAGCTCCGGGCGGGAGATCCGGAGCTACGCTTGCCACACTCTCTTCCTCGTCGTCCTCTGGGGCCCAATCCTCAGTGGGCTTGACCACCTTCTCCTGACAAATAATGATAACATCAGCACGAGCTGAGCGCAGCTGTCGCAGAATCTGGCTAAGGATAGTGTTAGCCTGCCCGTAGGTGCCCTGATTGGGAGCACGACCCCCAGCAGCCTCCAGCAGCAAAGACTCATACAGACTGGTGGCAGTATCCACCACAATGCGCCGGAATGGTCGCAGATCTTTCTGGCTCAGCCGTTTAGCGAGTGTGGTGGATGAAACATCATCCCAGATAGTCATCCCTGTAGTATCGATGGCAGTCAAGCCGCAATCAGCATTAATGACGAGGGTATCCCGAGGGTTTGTCCCATTGAGCGCCAAAGTAGTCTTACCGACTTTGGGCCTCCCATAGATGGTGTACATGGTCACTGTTTCTGTCCTTTCTGTCGGTCTGGATAATAGTCCAAGGGGTCCCCAGCACAAACATACCGGGTGCGCTGCTCAATCTCGGAACTCCCATGCATAAGGTCAGAGGTAGTGAGATCCCTGTAATTGCAGAGATAGCTAGAACACGCTCCTAGGTTGCGCTCTACGCAATCAGGGTCTGACCAACGATAATCAAGCATTCGCTTACAGGTTGTAAGAAAGCTCTTCATCTGGCGGGTAGATTGAGCTGAATTAAACACCAGTTCATCTCGGCGAAACTTATCCAGCTGGCTTGATTCCCGAGCAGCCTCCAGCAGCTCTCGCAGGTAATCCCCCTCCGAGCCTTGCACAATAATGACATCTTGATTATCCACCACACGCATGTATTCATGCTCCAACATCCAATTGCGCAGCACCGGGTAGGTCTGGGCAGCTGCAGATGCTGTTCTGCTTACGAGACCTCTAACAGTAATCTTAGGCACCTTGATGGCCCCAGTGCGGATGTAGTCGTAGATGAAACCTTTCGGCTGAGGGATGCCGAGCTCTGCATATTGCGGAGACTTGGCAGCCGCCCACAGATAGCTATAGTGCTGATATGCCAGCTCTCGATAGTTCCAGTCCGGGAACTTCTGGTGGGTTTTGTGGTCCACCAGCCAGATTTCACCATCCTTGTCTTGCACAATGAGGTCAATGCGACCTCGATACAGGGCTTTGCCGCCAAGCATGGGGCGTTCCACCGTAAGCTCTGCTCTCACTGGGGTGAGTGGATCATCACGATACTGATACTCGTAGGAGATCATGATGTTGTAGCACTCCTCAGCGAGGGCCTCAGCTTCCTCATCAAACATCGTCTGACGGGCCTGCTCCAGCTGAGCATAGTGCACGGGCAGCCAATCTTCCTGATTCGCTTTGGCCTCCAGCAGAGCATGTATCCAGGTACCCCTAGTGAGAGGCTTACTGGTCATGCGGGGCCTCAGTCCCAGCACATAGCCGTAGTAGAACTCCCTAGGGCACTGGGAGAAGGCAGTCACCATAGATTGGGTGATAACTGGGACCCCTTCATCAGTCATTGACCAACATCCTTTATCAGAGTTCCGCAAAGGGTTCACCTCCCCAACAGTCTGAGATAGTCACATCGGCTTTCAGGCGGAATCTAGTCCTGAGCATATCATCAGCTTGCTCCATGATCTCCTTAAGAAGATGTCCCACATCTAGGGCATTCTCAGCAGGAGCAGTGAGGCACACGCTGTCGTGCACTGTGGTAATTAGCTTGGCTCCCATCTTGACCAGTCGCTTATCACGTGCCATGCGCGCCAAACTGATAAGCATGAAATCACTGCCAGTGGATTGCACCGGGGCATTGATAGCTTGCCGGAAAGCAGCCTCCTGTACCCAATAATCAGGTGAATACACCTCTGGCAAGTGCCGGAACCTGCCGAAAGCGCTGGGGACACCTCCGTGCTTGATGGCGAATGCACGCTGCCTCTTATACCAAGGCTGCAACCCGCTGAAACGAGCAAAGTACTGCTCTCGGAACTGAAATGCGTCCTTCTGAGAGATCACCACTCCGTAGGTCTCTTGCAAGTAGTTTGCGAAATGATTGTGGTGCATTCCATAGAGGAACCCGAAATTCACCCCTTTAGCCAGAGATCTCTGCTCTTTAGTGGGAGCGTCTGTCTTGGCGAGCTCCTTGGCCATGTAGGTGTGAATATCTTCTCCGCCATCAAACAGTCCTAGCATGGTGCGCTCATCAGCGAGTGTGGCGGCTACCCGAAGTTCCAGCTGGGAGTAGTCTGCCTCAATCCAGAGGTGCTCAGGGTCCCGGAACAGATTCCGAATGCTCCTATCACGAGGAATCTGCTGTGCATTAATGCCGGGGTCATCTGCTCCGGGGCTGGAACTAGCCAAACGACCAGTCTTGGTTCCATGCAGTTTGAAGCTGGTGCGTACCCGGCCATCCACCACACGCTGGGTGAGGGGGATCAGGAAGCCTGTAAGAATCTTGTGCAGGGTAGACCGCCGAGATAGTACCTTGGCAGCCGGGTGGGTCATCTTGCTCAGTGCACTGCTTGACAGCGATGGAGTCCCATCTGGCCAGCGCTTGCTTGGCTTGCCACGCTCTGCGCAAGCAGCCCTGTGATACTCGTACAACCACCAGCGGGTCCAGTTGGTGGTGCCCCACTTGGGCCCGGAGCGCTGGAACTCTGGGGGCCACTGCTCTTTAGGCGGGGTGTTCTTGGCCAGCTCCAGGTCAGTCAGCTGCAACTCCTCAGTGACACGCTCCATCTCTCGATGGACCCCAGCCATATCCACCGGAATACGGTTGGCCTCCATCTGAGTAAGAGGCTTGATAGCAGGCAGCAAGATGCTACGCATGACTTGCAGAGGCCGCTCCCCAAGCTTGGTGTTCTTGAGCTGCTTACGCTGATACCGCAGCAGCTCCCGAGTGACCACCACATCCTTGACAAGGTACTCACTAACCTGCTGCCGGGGCAGAGCAGCCAAGTCCTGGATGTTTGCCTCTGTCCAATCAGGATACCCGAGCAAGCGCTGGCCAAGATCTTTGAGACCGACGGGACGATTCTCATCAAGAAGATGAGCCATGAGCATAGTGTCCCACACTACACGGAGCTTAGCTCCCCGCAATCGGAGTCTGGGGGCGTCGAAGTGGGCGTTGTGTACCACAGCCTTGGAGAGGCGCAGCGCACCAATCTCCTCTTGGCATTCAGGCCACCAGATGAGGACATCATCGTGATCCTCCAACCCAATTCCAATACAGAGGATTTCACCTTTAAGGAGGCTCAGAGAGGTGGTCTCTATGTCAACTATCTGCCGTGATTTTGGGTCTTGTTTGAGATAATCCACCACATCAGATGTGGTAGATGTTATTAGCATGTCCATAATCCTGTCCTAAGAAGGGCCGGGGCGGTAGAACGAACCAGAAAAGATCCGCCCCGGCCGTCATGTATTACACGTGGTTCTTCTTCTCTTTTTTGCTCTTCTTGCGGCGTACGGCCTCCTCGTAAGAGGAGGTGGCGGGAAGGACAGGAGAGACCGCCACCTCCTCCGTCTTCACGGTCTTGCGGGGAGAAACCCCCTCCAAACGATAGCCATAGGGAAGGCTATCCTGGTAATGGAGGGTGTCCTCGATCAGCTCATCAAACTCCCCATCCTCAATGGTGTTTGCTACTGCCATAAAAGCAATAGCCCTAAACACTTTGTAGCGGTCCCCGGGGCGGGTCACCCCAGTGAGCTTAGCAACGCGATCAATGCCATCTTTGAGGTATGGCATGATCTCCTTGAAAGCATCAGGATTGGGGAATTTCTCAAGTTCTGTCATGTCGATCTCCTGTCGAAGCTAATGGCTTAATTATAGCATGTAATTGGCAGCGGCGCAAGCCTAACGCCGCCCAATCCTATTCAACACTTTTCGTAGATGATCGTGGTCCACCATGAGGGTATCCCACACGTCCTCATCTACCGAGCCACGAGCACATAGAAAGTACACCCTAGGCTTGGCCGGACTAAGTTTGATTCGGTCAGAGGTCTGCTTGAAGGTCACGTAGTTGAAATCACTTGTGTACCAAATCAAAGAGCTCGCCACCGAGATATCCACCGCCATAGAAACAGTTTGCGGCTGGACAATCAAAACCCGGCACGTAGGGGATGCCCGGAACTTATCTAGAGCCATATCCTTGTTGGAAGTAGCCCCCGTAACAATGGAATACCCGGTGCCCTTCTTGCTGAGGTAGGCGCTGACGATATTCACCTCAGCTATATGAGAGCATGAGATAATCACCTTACCCTGCACTTGAGACAGCACTCCGGCCAGAGCTCGGAGACGAGCCACCATAGCAGGCTTGAGATATCGGATCTCCTCACCACCTGCAGTATCCACCATGCAATGACCAGCAATCATCTGCCGGAGCCGGAGCAATCGGGTCAGAGGATTGAGAGCCGCCACAGTGCCCACTGAGGTCTTAACCACGCCTTCCCTGAAGAGTGTGGTGGACCATTCCCCCACAGTAGGGTCAAGCCGATACATTACGCGAGAATGTGGCACGGGCTCAGCCTGCCCGGTTAGGGTTACCACATTAGGCTGGAGGTACCGCATAAGCTCCGCCTGATTCTTCAGACGAACCAGCTCTGGGAAACCTTTGTAATGCTGCCATTCTCCAAAGTATTCTCTGAAATCCTTGGCGGTGGCCCATCTACCCCTAATTGCAGGATCAAGCCAAGTCCACTGCCCATAGATAGCGTCCACCTGATTGGGATTAGTGACGGGAGTGCCTGTCACAATCAAGCGAAGTTTCCAGTCTGAAGAGGTAGGCCGGATAGCTTTGCCAATCACACTATTTGGAGTCTTGATATAGTGGGACTCATCCAGAATCATCATACCCTGATGGTCAACCGCTCGCGCCACACTCCTGATGTAAGGCAAAGTCTTGGTCCCAGCAGCCTTGGTGAATTGCTCATAGTTAACAAACAGGATGTTCACCCCGGAATACCTCGTAAGCGTATCTGGGTCGGGCCGCACATTACCAACCGTCAGCGGGTAGAACCTATAAGGGGTGTCCTCCAGCCATTCAGCAGATTCAACCCTCCAGACATTCTCGGCTATCTTTGGTCCCACCACAAGCACTATCCTAGGCTTGTGGTAAGCAATCCATCGCAAGCACGTAGCGGTCTTGCCCGAGCGAGGCTCAGCCCAGAGGGCTGCAAAGGTACGCTCTGGGTCACAGAGCACATTCAAAGCAGCCCTCTGGGATTCTCTAAGTGGCCTCATGACTGCACATACTCCGGGGAGTTGCATCGCTTGAGATTCTCATAATGCTTGGCAAGATAGTCCTTGTAGATGTCACTCCCAGTGAGCCCCGCAGCAAGATACAGATCCAGCACAAAGTGCAGCACATCTGCCACCTCAGCCCGGTACTTTCCTCGGTCCTTGAACCCTCGGGAGGTCTTCCACGGCTTCCAGTGGACATGTGCCAGCGCTTCATGGAGTTCATCTTCCAAGCACAGAGCTACCTCTCGAATGTACTGGGACACATTCTCGGGATTCTCTGGATCAGGCAGTCGCCCCCACTGAGACTCAATCTTACGCTGGAGATTGAGCAACACATCAAAAGAAGCACCAATATGATCATTGAGTTCGGATTGACGGCCAGCAGTGTAGGTACTTGCCATGTCAGCTTCAGAGAGGATGTTCCATGCCCCCCTGGATGACAACACAAGGTAATCGCCGTACTCAAGCTTGCGAGGCCCTACAGCGGTATCCAAAGTGATGGTCTCCCCCTGGATGCTAAGCCCGGACCAGCTTTGCACATGGTCCGTAGCCCACGCAACAATCTGAGGTACATTGTTGCCCTGATGTTGCATTGCCTCAGCCCCCTCCAGAACCCATCTGCTGTACTCCCGCACCTCGTTTTCCGCAACTGAGGATGACTCACTGGGGAGTGTGGTGGATGGCACCGCATGGGGCCGATACCTCCGGTATACTGTGCTGTTACTAAGACAGTCCATTGGGTGGTCTTCCCCGTCCAGAATGACTGTATAATCAGGACGAACCTCTAGATGGCTCCCAGCTATCTTACACAACACCTCTTGTCGTTTCGGATCGACCGCCAAGATGGCCGAATCTGGGATGTCTCTCAACTCATCCCGAAGCCACGCTGCGATTACTCGCCAGTTGTTTTTACGAACTCGAACCGCATTTACCACACTGCCGTCCTTACGGTTCTGGTACGCAAGTACCGGCTCAAGCTCACGAATGTTGCTCACGGTTACACGCATCCTTCTCAATCTCGTAAGCGGTTACCTGGATCAGCTCCCAGCTAGGAACTCGGGTGCGCTCTTGCAGCAGTCTCATCGTAGCCAATGCCTGAGCAAACCCCCAAGCCTCCATCGCCAAGCCAGGAACCGACTCAGACGGGTCTCCCCCACTCTTGAGCTCCTCAATATCCTGAAGAAACTCTCTATAGACCCCAATCAATTCACTGTAGATCTGTTCAATAGTGTTCATCGTTCAAAATCTTTCAGTATCTTCATCAATTCTTCGGAAGTAACCTCTCCGATATCAAACGAGGTCGAAGAATCTCCGTAGAAATTGTCACCAGAGAGCTGCCCGGAGTTCAAGGCGAACAGCTCATACTTCCTGCCGGAGGTTCCCCCAGCCTTCACTTCCACAAGAGAAATAGTTCTAAACAACCTGCCATTCTGAAGGTTGTTCAGCCTAAACATCGCCCAACACCACTCACGATAGGCCTCTTGCACACGAGTAGACTGCTCTCTGCTGTACAGCTCATCCGTAGTATTCAGGTGAGGATCAGCTGGAACCATGAACACGAGGTGGGCATCAGGCATGGCAAACACCGTGCGCACAGCTCGGTCATTCCATTCATACTCAGGGAGAGCCAGACGGTACACCGAGTGAGTCAGCCAAGCCAGTCGGTCAACAGCCACCACACGCCCCGCATGCTTGATGCGGGCATACTCGCCTTTCTTGAGGTTGTACCTAGGAGCTGCTACACTATCCAGCTGCTGGGCCCACGTAGACTTTCCGGCCTTGTCAGGGCCCTCAAACACAATCAACATCCTGGGATCTCCACATCCACCGGAGTAATCACCCTTTCTCGGTACTCCGGGTGGTCATGGGACCATCGCCGCCAGTTCAGAGTCCAGCGGCGGACTCCTCCACTGGCGTTGCGGCTGCCCACCCTAAGATACCGAGCAATATCCGGGTAGTAGCTTTCCGCAGATGCAAAATCAGCGGCCCGACCCTCAGCTGATTCCGGATCCAAGGGAATAGTGGTCTTGACCGTGCCATTCTGATCATACACCGCATTGACCAAGATAGCTGCCTGCTGACCTTCACTCAAATTGTGCAGCAACATGGCAAGATCCTCTCCATGACGATAGAACCCGGTGGGCATCTTTCGCATAGAGAAACGCGCCACTTCAAACATGAGCACACAACTAGGGAAAGGCCCTTTGTTGACCCACGCGGTGCTGAGATTGGGGTTTATCCCCTGAGAAAACAGAGCATTGCGCAATGCCCCATACGAGATCTTGGGAAACTTGTCAAACACTCTATTCATGGTCCACCGGGCAACCGCCAATGAGCGACAGAGCATCTCCGGCTCCGGGTACTCACCACACACTGCGGCAGAGTACCTCCTGCTGCGGGGGTAGCTGTCCTCGGGCTGGACCCACTCCAGCAGCGACACATGCTGAATATCATCATCCAGCATCGTGATTCGAGGCAACCCGCGCTTGTCGGCATCCCGAAGGCACTCCATTCGAGCCTCCCCAATGCCATTAGCCCCCCACTGAGCAATCACTCTCGACCATGGGTACGCTTGCTGATATGCCACCACTGACTCAGCCCGGGTGACGATGGTGACATCCTGCCGCCAGATCGCGTCAACGCGGGAGAGCTTCTCCAGCAGCGGTGCGCTGCCTGCTCGGTTCCAGCTGGGGATGTACACACCATACAATATGTCTGGATCTGCTCGCCTAAGCATCTCGATAGGACTCATGTTGTAATCCTCCTGTCGTGTAGTCCTGCAGCAATTATACCACACTGCCCGACCAGAAGCAACTCCAGCCGGGCAGTGTGGTGAGTAGCCTGGTCAAGCCTTGCGCCCCCAAGCAGCTCGTATATGCATGTTGTCGAACACTTGCTTGGTCAGGCGGGCTTCAACAATCTGATACTCCCGCTCCAGCAAATCAAAATGGCGCGGATATACGTGCAGGTTTGCTACCTGGAAGGTAATATCCCCCCGCACAATGTCAGGATGGTGGTCCTGGAGGCCATCGACCATATCGTCCATGAGGTAATCCCACATGGAATAATCAGCCCGGTAACCCCAAACAGCATCCATAGAGCGCATCTGCACAATCAGATGGAGCTTGTTAGTGCCGGCCTCTACCATGAAATTCAAAGCATTCGTACAGATAAAATCGTTGCGACCATTCTTGTGGTGCAGACCATGGACATTCCTGTCTGAGACGATGATCACCCCATGCCGAGTGGCAGGATCAGCCTTCAGAGCCCTGAAGGCCCGGCTAGAAAGATGCTCCCCAACAGCGAATTCAGGCAACTCAGGCTCAGGGTCATTTCTGCTGTTCACCCCAAACAAGATGTGTCCGTAGGCACTGTTGACGCTGCCATCAGTGCCAGCACAAGCCTGGAATGCTCCGGGCACAGGAGGCTCCATATCCCTGAGATTGTTACTGCCCGAACGGAACCAATCCAGCTCTCGTCGAACCCAGTCCTCATTACGCTTGCCAATCATGCTGTTGCGGTCCGCAACCCAATTGGCAGCATACACCACACGATTCCCAGTGCGCTGGTCAATAGGGGCATCATGCAGGGCAAGCACCATGTCATCACAGTTGAGGGTCATTCTCAATCCTTTCTTTCAACATGGGGTTACGGTGTGTTCCGCCACCCAAGCGGAGATCCTCCCACCACACAACCTCCTCGCGGAAGAAGTCCACGAACTCTCTGGAATCATCGCAGGCATAGGAGGTTCCCTCCTGATACTGCTCGGTTGTGGTGTTTGGCGTAAAGTGCCATTGAGCACCGCGCGCCAGCACCCCCACACTAGTGTCAATCAGAACAACCTCCACCAGCTTGCCTGGAACTGGAAGGGGCAGGGGGTACTCTTTCAAACTATGAGAGTGCTCGTTAGGAACAAACAACACCTCGGGAGTTTGAGATTTCTGCAAGCTAGGTGCTGACCACAAGGGTTTGTCCAGCACATGTACCCGCAGCCCACCAAGCCCTCTAGCATGCTGATACCATCGAATCACCGGGGTACCCGCCGGGACCAAGGTATCAGGTGGCACAAGTACCCACTGATTGTATGAATTGGGCAGCCCAAGCGCTTGATCCAAAGTGAGTACAGAGCCCAGAACCACTGGCTCCAAGAGGCCTGGAATCTTGATTTCGTAACTCATGAGTGGTCCCCTCTGAAGGCTGGGTTGACATAACTGCATATGTTAGAACAGTGACACTTAACCACCTGAGTGTGGAAGAACACCACTAGATACTCTAAAGCAGTGAATGTTGTGATAGTACCTTCAACATAGTCAGAGGTCGTTGTGTACGGGAGGAACCAGTAATGATCCCCCTTGACAACTACCCCCTCAGCACCATCAGTAAGTGCGACCGTGCAGAGCAGGCCTACTTTGAGATCCGGCAGGGGGTAGAACCGGCAATTCTTCCAGTATTCCTTAGGGACAAAGATAATCCTTTCTGGATGGTCATCGAGTGCACGGACTGAGGACCACAGAGGCACATAAGACCTCTGAGCCGTCATTTCTGTGAAAGAACCATCCTCTCCAAGATCCCAAACCACGCAAGGAGTACCGATTGGCACGTAATGACTACTGGGCACAACCACCCAGACAGAATCGCGGCCAAACCCCATGACAGTTTCCAGGGAGAACACTGATTTATGGGTGAGAATTTCTTCAGTCCAGGGGAGTTTCAATTCATTTGACATTACGCCTCCCAGTGAAATTTCGGGTTATGATGAACCTTGTGGGTATCCAAGTCCTCCCACTGCACCACATGCTCCAGGACGAGCTCTTCCAAGTCCCCCATAGTGAAGGCAACGATTGGGTAATCTGTTCTTTGATGGTAAGCCACTTGCCATGCCTTGGGGGTATGCCACAGCAGGGCTTCAGTATCGTCTTCCATGTAAAGTCGGGCTACCTCAGTGAAGGTGTGTGTTGGCAGAGGAAAATGCTGGCACTTCTTGAAATCGAGCTTACGCACAAAGTACAGGGAGGCCGGGTCAGCTGGCTTGGCGTAGTACTCCGTCATGTAAGAGGAGCCCAGCTTAGCGATGCGTGGGCTGCCCTTGGACTTACGATGTTGGCCCCCCATGAAGTGCCACACAATGCACAGCGTTCCTTCGGGAATCATTGTGAAGGGTGGAACCAGCACCCAGCAGTCATCCTCAGGGGAAATCCCCACAAGATCCTGCAAACTGAACTCAAGGTTAACAGTATCTGGCAAGAACTCTCTAGTTCCGATGGTGTACTTCTGCATCAACTTTCACTCCTATTGTCATCATCATCATCGTCTCGATAAAGTTTACGGTACGAGTAGCCGGGTTCCATGGTAGTCCACTCAGTAGACTCCTCAATCAGGAAGTTAACCATCTGGTGATAGTTAAGTATCTCTGTGCACCCAGCTGCATGGAAAACATCCTCCTTCAGATGCAGCAGGGCCCACCCATTCCCACAAGGAATGAGCATCACATCAGGTCCGTATTTGCGAGTAACCCGGATGGGGTAATCGTCGTCATCAGCTGGCAATGGATAGAATGACACATCCTGCCATGTGGATTCCAGCACAAATACTGCCTGGAATGACTCCTCAAAGCTGATTGGTTCAGGGATAAATGCAGCTGATTCGAGGTATTTAATCTCACAAATGGTGCCTTGCTTATCCCTATCAATAGTCCAGAAAACAGCCACAGTATAAGGTGGAATATAGTGATTGTAGGGCACTAGCTTCCACCTGTTTTGGCTCTCCGGAATACCCAGCAATTTCTCAGTAGAAATAGCCTGATAGCAGTCCATCCAGAGCTCAGTAGTGGGCAGAGTAATCACGACATCGCGCGGCTTGAGATAATCCATTTGATCTCGCACAATTCCTCCTAGAAATCACGCTCAGAATAATACAACTCGCTGAATCTTGGGAAGAGATCCCGGCCTGCATCTCCAGGCAGCCAACCATCCAGATTGACATGAGTATCAGACATCTGCACAGTCACGTATCCTGAGGTCTTGAGCTCGATAGTAAATCTGTCAGCCTGCCAGAATCTCACCGAGTTAACAACGCCTTCGATTGATGCTGGGTGAATCCTGGAGCGCACCAGCTGGCCATCTGCAGAGCGCTGCACAACCCACCGGGGCACGTAGCCCATGTGTCTCAGAATAGCCACCACACGCGCTGCGGCGTCTGGCAGTGTGGTGGGCGTATACAGAGTAGTCGGGGCAATCATGATTTCCTCCCGGGTATGGTAGCTACAGGAGTCACTCGCTGAGAGAGCGGGTAGTACTCATCCCAGAGCTCCTGAGAAGTGTACTGGGCCAGAGGTTTGGAGAGGACTGCCAGAAATTTTCTGTCGGTAGCTGAGTTGTACCAATACAGAGTATCTTGGTCGTCTCTCCGCACGAGGGTGGCCTCCCACCCGCTAGGGAAGTGCGTGAAGGTTGACTGGTCCGGCCACTGGCCGAGCTGTCCGGAGTGATAAGCTCCGCGGGGGTTAATCACGGCTATTGCCATGTCCTTGTCCTTACTCTTGCGTTTTTGCGTCGTTGGCAGCCCCGAGGCTACCCAAACCATAGGGGTGGGGCTGCCAACGATTCTTTGGGTTATGCGTGCGGGCAAATATCGGGAGTTTTGGGATGCTCGCTGGGGGAACTGAGCAGAGTGATGGTTTCGTAGCCGTCTATCGTGACCCCGGTAACCCCAGCGGTCACTTTTCCGTACAGGGAGCCCATCTCCAGCTCTACCCAAGCATCAGGGTTAGCCTGTTGGAGGATCGCCATGAGCTGCTCAACGGTCATCTCAGGCCCTCCCACCAGGTGCCTGTGGAGGCAATGGCCCATACTCCGCGAGCGTTCTTTCGCAGCCCCTTCTCCTGCATCTCCTCTCGGCTGAGGCAGCGGCGGTTGCTCTGGGGGCCTACCCGGTGTCTGTCTCCTGCTGCTGTGCCGGAGAATGTCTCGTGGCAGCAGGCACAGTGCTGAGCATTGCCGCTCACCGGCTCACCACACTCTCGGCAGGACCACGCCAAGCCTCTACTGTGAGCCATCAGGCCCCTCCAATGCAGCAAGGATGCTGACTGGATTATTGCAATCTACCCGACCCCGGGCACACTCCTCCAGGGTGATCTGATCCCACAGTCTGTAGGAACCCTTGACAGGATCCAGGGTGACATGGTAAGGGCCTGCTGATGGATTGTGCGGGTAGCTGGTGTGCACCACCACAGTCCAGCAGCTGACAGTACTGGGGTCCTGAGAAACCCTGTCAGCGATCTCCAAGGCCACCTTGGAGAGGTCCTCCGGTGAGCAGTACGTAGTCCAGGTAGTGCCCTTCTCAATGACTTGGTCATTCTTGATGACCAGCAGGTTGCTGCGGGTCTCTGCAGGACGCATGGGTGCAGCTGTTGTGGTCATTCCTCCTCCTCGGGGGGCATAGGGAAGACCTCATTGAGCAGCTGGATGATCTCCTCCATATCGGTGAGGTCCAGCTGACCCTTGCAGAGTGGCTGGAGTGTCAGACGGTTGGCTGCGGCGTAGCAGCCACTGTCGCCCTTGATGACAAGCTGATGGTAGAGAGGCTCGTTGGAGGGCCAGTGTGCGGTCGTTTGGATGAGGTAGTGACTATTGGAGGTGTCCAGGCAGGTATCATCCGTAACCAGCTTGAGCAGGGCAGCTACATCAGACTCTTGCCCGGGGTTGAAATGTATGAACCAATTGCTATTTACTCTGGTAGTCTGTTCTCGGAAGATCTCGTAGGCGCGATCCTTGGTCTGTTGATCCATGGTGTTGGTCCTTTTCTAGGTTGGGGTCATTCCCAAGTTACGTTGTGATAAATGCGTGAGACCTGCTTGATGACGTTGAAGAGGCCCCTGGCGCTGGTGCAGTCTACGTCACCAGCATCAATGCGCTCCTCTGTCTCAAGATCTGTGATGGTGTAGCACCCGTGCTCTACGTCCAGAGCGACATCGTAAGGTCCGTATACCCAGTTGCCGGGACAGCCGACACGGACCACCACACTCCAGGTCTTGATGTGGGGCTGCTGGCTGACCGTGTTGGCGATCATGCTGGCTACCTGAGGCACGGCTGCTGGACCGCACCGAGTAACCCAGTGCTCTCCGTGCTCGATGGTTCTCCCATCTGGGAGGTGCTCGGTGCTGTTGCTCGTGGTGTAGATGGTCATAGTGAGATTCTTTCTAGAGGGTGGCTGCTACTGCCAGACAGATGCCAGCTAGCAGCATGAGGACTCCGCTGGTCAGTAGCGTGGCAGAGATGTCCAGCCAGCTCATGCGGGCTCCTGACCCCATGTGATGGCGAGGCGGTCGGCACAGTAGCACCGAGGCTCCTCCTCTGGGTTGAACGTGTACATGCCTGTGCCCATACAGGCGGGGCATTCGTAGTCGTAGCAGTCGAAGAGGTTGGGCTGCGCGGCTCGGCATACCCGCTCGGGAACTGCCGCGATACGGCCGTCCTGGCGAAGCTGCTGCTGGGCGGCGTAGCGCCAGATTGGGGCGATGAGGTCATCTACCCCGGAGGAGCAATCCTCCAGAGAGTCCCAGCCGTAGGCGGCGTGCAGTTGCACCCAGTGGTCGTCCGCAGTCTCCAGCCAGATACGGCCGGCCCCCTTGATGTCCTCCAGGATGTACTCGAGACCGGTGACGGAGGTTGTGGGGCCACCACTGACCACCACACGCTGTACGGGCAGGCGGGCTGCTGCCAGCATCTGGCAGATCAGAGTGACGAGGGTGGTGGCTTGGGGGGTGGGGGTTGTAGTCTCCATGGTTCCTCCTGTCCGGGAAATTCTGATGGCACCATTATGCCACGGAATCTGTGGGGAGGCAAATCCACCCCCTTCCCCCCCTTCGTACTACCCCCCCTACCC